ACAAGACCCATTAGTAATGTTGAAACAAAGAGAGTTAGACCTTAAAGCTTTAGACATTCAAAGACGTTCTAATGAATCTCAACAAGATATGGAGAGAAAAACTTACGAATTTGAAGATAGACTTGATGTTGAGAAGATGAAACTTGAAAATCAAGAGCAACAAGCAGGTGAAAGAATAAAAATTGCAGAAGAAAAATTAAAAATAGCTAGAGAAAAGAACCAGCAAGCCTTTATTCCTAAAAGATGAGTGCATATCTTAAGAATCCTACAATTAAAAAAATAAAAAAACTTAAAATTAGTAAAATAGTACAACCAAAGATTAAAAAAATCAAAATGTTAGGCGTAAGGTTTGGCCCACCTCCTAAAAAAGGACCTTCTTCTCAAGGAATGAAGATGGGTGGATATATTTCTAGACAAAACAAAAATAAATAGTATATATCTTCTTAAAAAATAGGAGATATATGATTGAAGCGTCTTACGATAAATTAACAAAAGAACAAAAATTAATATTTTTAGCTGGGGTTTTTGAAGGAGAGGGATCTTTTGGATTTTGGGGAAAAGAACAAAAAACAAATAGGTATCTTAGAGCACAAATTAGAATGTGTGATGAAGATGTTGTAGTTAGATTTATAGATTATTTTAAATTAGGGTGTATAACAACAAACTTACCAAAGAACAAAAAACACAATAGATCATGGAAATGGACTGTGTCTGGTAACAAGGCAGTAGACGTGATGTTGCAACTTAACCCATTTCTTGGTATAAGGAGACAGGAGAAATTCAAAGAATGTTACCAGTTTTACAAGCAATTGCACCCTTAGCAAAAATCTTATTTAACACAATAGATAAAGCAGTTCCCGATAAAGACTTAGCAGCAAAATTAAAGGCAGATCTGCAAACGCAGATGCTACAATCACACACACAAGAATTAACAGCAGCAGCTAGAATTATAGAAGCTGAAGCTAAAGCTGGATGGTTTGCATCTAGTTGGAGACCTTTATTAATGTACGTATTAATTTTTATATTAATATGGAACTATGTATTAGGACCAGTAATCTTATTCTTTTTTAAAGCCTCTATAACTATAACTCTTCCAGGAGACGTATGGACACTATTACAAATAGGTCTTGGAGGGTATGTGGTCGGCAGGAGCGCAGAATCCGTAGCTAGAACAATGGCTAACAAACCACAATCAGCTAAAGAACAAGAAAACGGGTAATGAAATACCTAGTTATTTTATTATTGCTTTCTTCTTGCAATAATATAAATTCATCTAATATACCAGCTGGGCAATCTATAACTAAAAGGTTTATAATTGAATTTTAAAGATAAAGGGCCAAACGATTTAGAAAATATTATTTTTAAATTACAAAACCAAATTAAAAAATTAAAAAAGAAGCTAAAAAAATGATATTTAATTTAATAAAAAAATTTTCATCTTGGTTAGATTATTGGATCTGGAGACAAGAATTGAAAAAAAGAAGTAAGAGAAATAGTAAATAAATATATGATGGATATAAATACATTGCAATTTATAAGGAATTACGTGAGAAAACGTATAGAAGAAACCAGGCAAGATATTTGCTATGGTATAGACACGTTAGACAGGCTCCACTATGCTAAGGGCAGGCTCAGCGCTTTAGAAACGCTGCTACAGGATCTTAAAGACCTGCAACATAAAGAGGAGAGTATAGATGACGATAGTAGTACCAAATCAGAAATTAGTTCTTCCGACTAGTTCTTCTGACAAATCTGAAGACACATCAAAAAATAAAATACCTACAGACGCCAACGGCATTAAAGAGTATTTAGAATCCCTTCCAGAACCTATTGGTTACCGTATGTTAATACGACCATATGCTGGAGAATCTAAAACTAAAGGTGGTTTAATTTTATCGGAAAATACACAAGACACTATTGCTATGACAACCGTTATTGGAATCGTAGTTAAAATGGGTGATCTTTGTTATTTAGATAAAGAAAAATTCCCTACAGGCCCATGGTGTAAAGAAGGTCAATTTGTGATGTACGGTAGATATGCTGGATCTCGTTTCAAAACAAAATATGGTGAACACCGTATTTTAAATGATGATGAGATTATTGGTCTTGTTAAGCGTCCACAAGATATTCTTCACTTATACTAAAGGAAAAAACAAATGATAGATGAAAAAAAACTTCCAGAAGTGGAACTTGATCTTGACGATGTCAAAGAACAAGAAATACAAATAAAAGAAGAGTCAAAATCAGAGAAAAAACTACCAAGTTTAAATGTTGGTGAAGTTGATCTTGGTTATACAACTCATTCTAAAGAAGATAAAAAAGAAAAGGTTGAAATTGAACAGGCAGATGAAACTAAACCTGTTGAAACTAAACCAGTTGAACAATTAAAAACTACTGAAACTAAAACTGATGACTTATCAGAAATTTCAGATTCTGTTCAAAAGCGAATTGATAAATTAACTCGTAGATACAGAGAAGCTGAAAGAAGAGAACAAGCAGCTGTAGATTTTGCAAAAGGTTTGCAGAAAAAATACACAGACTACGAAAAGAAATTTGATACTGCTGATGGCAACTACTTGAAAGAATTTGATGCAAGAGTAAATGCTCAAAGAGAACAAGTAAAAATAAAGCTTAAAGCAGCTATTGAAGCCAATGATCCTAATCTGATCATGGAAGCTAACGATGAGTTAACGCAATTAGCTGTTCAAAAAGAAAAAGCTAAATTGCAAATGGCTGATCGTGAGATAAGATCTAAACAGCTTGAAGAACAAAAAATTCTTGAAGTTGAAGAAGCTAAGACAAGAAAAGAAAACGTTGTTATACCCAGACCTAGCGAAAAAGCTAAGGAGTGGGCCACTAAAAATACTTGGTTCGGGGATGATAAAATCATGACCCAAGCCGCCTTTTCAATCCATGAAGAACTAGTTGGCAGTGGTGTTGAAGTAGAGAGCGATGAGTATTATAATGAGATAAATAAACGTATGAAGGGACATTTTCCTCATAGGTTTGTTGTTGAACAAGAACAACGTAAGCCCGTCCAAGTTGTTGCTTCCGCTGGAAGAAAACAAGAGGGACGCAGAACTGTGAGACTCACCAAATCACAAGTTGCTATTGCTAAAAAATTAGGGGTGCCACTAGAAGAATACGCTAAATACGTGAAGGAGGCAAATTAGTATGAGCGATAAGGAAAATAAAAGATCTTCACGCGCGTCCGAAGAATTTAAGGTTGATAGAAATAAACCTTGGGCGCCACCATCATCTCTGGATGCACCACCTGCGCCAGACGGCTATGTCCATAGATGGATCAGAGTCGAGTCAATGGGTTTTCAAGATACTGCAAATGTATCTAAGAAAATGAGAGAAGGTTGGGAATTTGTTAGGTCCGAGGAAATTATAAGTAGATTCGGAAAAAACCAATATCCAATTATCCATGACGGTAAGTACGCAGGGTTGATCGGGGTTGCTGGCCTAGTGTTGGCTAGGATACCAGAAGAGATTGTTAAATCACGCGCAGAGTATTTTAAAAAAATTACTCAAGAAAGAATTCACGCGATTGATTCTGATCTGATGAAGGAACAACGACCTGAGATGCCTATTAATATTAATAGACAATCTCGCGTAACTTTTGGTGGTGGAAATAAAAAGTAATCTTTTTATAATACCGACCAAAATAAATATAAACTATAACAAGGAGTATAAAACAAATGGCAAACTTACTAGAAAAATTTGGTCTTAGACCATCTAGACAGTTAAACGGCAGCCCATTTATTAATGCTCAGAACAGATATAGAATATCAGCTAACAATACAACTGCGATTTTCCAAGGAGATTTAGTTATACCAACTACTTCTGGAACAATCACAAGATATGTTGCTGGGACTACTAATGCTGTTGTGGGTGTGTTTAATGGTTGCTTTTATACAGATCCAACGACTCAAAAACCGACTTGGAAAAATTATTATCCAGCAAGCACAAATGCTTCAGACATTACTGCATTTGTAATTGATGGTCCAGACACGGTATTTGAAATCAATTCTAGCGGCACAATAGCCGTTACGGGTCTGTTTTCGAACTATGACGTAATAAACGTAACAGGTAACACTCAAACTGGAATATCTTATGTTCAGTTAGATGGTGGCTCTGCGAATACTACGAACACGTTACCGTTAATGGCAATTGATATATCACAAGATCCGCAAAACAGTGATGTAGCAGCTACTAACGCTAACATAGTTGTGAGAATAAACAATCACTTCTACAAACAAAACCAAACAGGTCTATAAAATAGGAGAATAAAACTATGGCTATATCACGTTCACAGCTAGTTAAAGAACTAGAGCCAGGATTGAATGCACTATTCGGCCTGGAATATAACAGATACGATAACGAAGACGCAGAAATCTTTGTAACAGAAACTTCAGATCGAGC